CAACTGATAAATAGGATACGTGGTCTCATCCAGCCGTATTCTAGTCCTAACTCACTGGTCGGCTAATGCCAGCTGCAATTACCACACTACGCAGCACACTTGCAACAGACTTAGCAAACGCAGGCGTGTGGTCAACCTTTAGTTTTCCACCGGCAACACTACTGGCTAATAGCGTAGTAGTTACACCTGGTGATCCTTACTTAACACCTAGCAATAACGATTACATAACTATTGCACCATTAGCAAACTTTAAGATTCTTATGACTACGCCAGCATTTGACAATCAAGGCAACCTAGCAGGCATGGAAAACTTTATATTAGCAGTAGTAACTAAACTAGCGGCATCAAGTCTTACACTAAACATATCTACTATTTCAGCACCTGCTATAGTCAACGCAGCTAGTGGCGACTTGCTAGTATCTGAGATAACAGTATCAATCCTAACGAGTTGGAGTTAACATGAGCTATAAAGGACTAACAGAAGAAGAGCATAACTTTCTGGTCAAAATAGGCCAGATTACCGACCAACCAGCAGCGGTTAAACGACCAGCGGCTAAGAAAGATGAGGACAACGAATAATGGCAATCTATCTAAGTAATGGCGTTGTTGTCACGCTGAACAGTGTCGCCCTAAGCGATCACGTAACAGCCGTAACAATTAACCGCTCATTTGATGAATTAGAAGTAACAGCTATGGGCGATACAGCTCACAAGTTTGCAAAGGGTCTAGAAGCCAGCACTATCACTATTGACTTCTTAAATGACACAGCAGCAGCTAACGTAAACGCAACACTCCAGGCAGCATGGGGTACTACAGTGCCACTAACAATTAAGCAGACTTCTGCTGTAATTAGTGCAACTAACCCAGAGTATCAAACAACAGTATTGGTAAACAATACTCAGGATGTAAACGGCGCAGTAGGCGACATAAGCACACAGTCAATTACATTTACCTGCCAAAGCCCTATAGTAGTTGACGTAACAGCTTAAGGAGTAATAATGGCAAAGCTAAAGATAACAAGGGCTAACGGCGAAGTATCTGAACACAAGATTACGCCGGGTGTCGAGTACGCTTTTGAGTTAAAGTACGGCGCAGGAATTAGTAAAGTCCTACGTGACCACGAACGGCAGACTGAGATTTACTTCTTAGCGCATGAGTGCTTACGTAGGGCTAACGTAACTGTACCTATATTTGGTATTGAGTTTATTGACAGCTTAGAAACTGTCGAGGTATTAGACGAAGAAAAAAAATAGTACAGCGTGATTCTACGCTCTATGCGATAGCAAGTTTGTCTGTAGAGCTAGGGATCGCGCCTAGTGAGTTTATTAACATGGACTCAGAGATGCTACGAGCAATCGTGCAGGTCTTACAAGATAGAGCTAAGGAGATTAAAAATGCCAGTCGTCGTAACAGGCGTTAAGCAACTCCAGAAGGCTATGAAAGATGTTGACAAAGACCTTAACAAAGAGATGTCAAAGAATATTAAGCAGGCTATGTTAATTGTGCGTGATCGCGCACGTGGTTATTTACCGGCACAAAATGAAGTGCTGAGTGGCTGGGGTAAAGGCACTGGGTCTATGGAGACTGTTAAAGATCCAAATAGATTATTTCCACCTTATGACTATGCCTACGCTAAAAGCAAAGTTGCATATTCTGCAGGACAAAATAAAAGCAACGACAAAGGATTTAAGGCTGCATTTTATGTGTTTAACAATTCTAGATCAGGCGCAATATTTGAGACTGCAGGCCGCATAGGTAGGCCTAGAGGTAATAGATCATTAAACCCTAATGCACCTGTGCAATTTAATGCAGCTGCAGAGATGCTATCTAGCATGAAGGGTCAAGGCAAGCAGCGAGGTCGTGTCATCTATCGTGCTTGGGATGAGACTAAAGATGTAATTATTCCTAGAGTAGTTAATGCTATTGACACAGTAGCAAAGAAGTTTATTAAAGACACAGAGATCAGAAGGGCTGCATAGTGCCTAATTTAATTGTCAGCGCAGTCAGCACCTTTGATAACAAAGGATTAAAAAAAGGTAAAAAAGAGATATCAGCCTTTGACAAGAATGTGCAAAGTCTAGGTAAAACCTTTGCTAAAGTATTTGGATCTATTGCCCTAGTTAACTTTGGTAAAAATGCAGTTAACGCATTTATAGATTCTGAGAAGGCAGCCGCTAAACTACGCACGACAGTTAGCAACCTAGGCTTAGAGTTTCAGCAGCCAGGCATAGAAGATTACTTAAAAAATCTATCTTTGCAATTTGGCATAGTAGATGAGAGTTTAATTCCGGGATTCCAACGCTTACTTATAGTAACTAAAGATGTTGCTCAGGCACAGAGTTTATTTGAGACTGCCCTAAACGTATCAGCAGGCACTGGCAAGGATCTAACAGCTGTATCTACAAGCCTATCTAAGGCTTACCTAGGCGATAACGCTGCATTAGGCAGATTAGGTGTAGGACTAAGCAAGGCACAATTAAAGTCAGCATCTTTCCTAGAAGTACAGCGCACACTTAACGTTAACTTTGCAGGTCAGGCCGCAGCAGCTGTAGAAGGTTATGCAGGCAGTATGGCTAAATTAACTGTAGCCGTAGATGAATCTAAAGAAGCAATAGGCAAGGGCTTACTAGATGCGATAGCAGCATTATCTGGCAGTAACGATATAGATACATTTACAGTAAAGATGGTCAATGCAGCTGAGAAAATAGGCAACGCATTTAGGACTGTAGGCGATGTAATCGGATTACTAAATCCTAATGCAAGTGTAAAAGTAGGCGGCAAGTTTTTACGCAAGTCTGATATGAACGCACCTAGATTATCACCAGCTACAAGCAGAGCGATGTTACTAAAACAAGAAGTTACACAGATTAAGACAGGTGTGTCATTACGTAAAGCAGAAAACGATCTACTAAAGAAAAAGACTGCCGTAGATCAATTACGAGACAAGTTTGACCTAGAACGTATAGGACTTACAGCTGCACTAAACGCTGCTACAGATGATGAAACTAAATTACGTCTAAAAGCACAGTTAGCCATATTAGATAATAACGAAGCTCTGGCTAAAAAGTTACTAGCTGAGATGGAAGGCACTAAAGTTACAGTAGAATTGACTAAACAATTTTACGCATTAAGCGAAGCTACTAAAGCATTGCTAACTAGCTTTGGCGTTGACCCATCACAAGTAGGCCCAGGCGGTACAATAATTGGTGGCCTTGGTGGGCGTAGCAATATAGCCAACCTTGCTAACACTTCTATAAATAATCCTAACTTTGCATCGAGTGCTGCAGGTATGGATCTAGGTTTAGCACTTGGATTTACGCCAGGCAGTAGGTCAAATGCTGCACCTACAGAAGTTATAGTAACCGTAAACACTGCTAATTCTGGTGACAGATTAAGTCAAGCTATAGCAGAAACTATACAAATTGCTACTAGATCAGGATATAGCACAGTACCTGCAGGATTTTTATAATGACCGTACCAGTAATAAATGCAGTAATTAACTTTAGTACTGGGCCTAGTTTTGCTCAGACTGCAATAATCGGACAGGCAATATTTGGCACTAACGTATTAGGCGATGCAGCAGCTGTAATTGTAGATGTATCTAATCAAGTTAACCGCATAGAAACTAATCGAGGCCGTACTGCATTATCAGATCAATTCCAGACAGGCGCACTAACCTTACGCATAGTAGATCAGAATGGCGATTTTAATCCGCAGAATGTTACTGGCCCGTATTACAATTTATTAACACCTATGAAGAAGGTGCAGATTACTGCTACCTTTAATAGTGTTACCTATCCTATTTTCTCAGGATTTATTACAAGCTACGTGACTACGTACCCTGGTGAGTCTGGTGAAGATGTAGCAATTACAACCATACAAGCTGTAGATGCTTTTAGGTTAGCCCAGTTAGCACAGATCAGCACAGTCACAGGCGCTATTGCAGGTGATTTAGCAGGCACACGTATTAACGAGATATTAGATGAGATTTCATGGCCAACTTCTCAGCGTGATATTGATGCTGGACTTACTACTATGCAGGCAGACCCAGGCACTAACCGCACAGCACTGCAGGCTTTATTTACTGTTAGCACGTCAGAATATGGTGCTTTATATGTAGATGCCAATAATTCTTTTATTTTTCAAGATCGAGCTGTAACTGTTGGATCAATTGGCGGCACACCCACAGTTTTTGCAGATAACGGCACAGGTATAGATTACTTTGATGCATCATGGATATTAAACGACACACTAATATTTAACAAAGCGACTATTACTAGGACTGGTGGCACAGCACAGGTA